TATTTTTTCTAAGACTTCCGGGCAAATATCCAATATCTCTTGTAGGAACTATAGAACGAAATAATACAATATTATCGTACGGAGTAGTTCTTTCTAACATAGCTTCAAGTGCCAAGTACAGTGCGATAAAAGTTTTACCTGTACCAGCAGAACCAGCTAGTACTAGATTTTCGCCTTCATCCCAAGCTTTATATGCTTTAATTTGATTTTCAGTGATCGGATCATGAACGATAAGATCTTTTAAAACTGCTGTTGATTTACTACTCATAGTTTGATTGTGTTATTTCTGCCAGAAGCTTTTTTGATTCTGCCCAAGTGATCTTTCCAACCATTATCAGTGTTTGAGTTTGCATGAGTGCGAGTGCTGGATACAAATCCAGGTGTTGATAATACTTTGACCAAATCAGATTGCGCATTTAATATTTCTTGCAATTCATCGTAAGAACAATTTACATCATGTTCTTTCTGAGTCTTAATGTCTTTCAATGTGTAGGTTGGCATCTTTTCGAATTTCTTCCTTTATAGCAGTAACGCGTTTTGTCATCCACCCAATTGCTGTACTAATATGTCCAGTATCTTGTGGCTGTAAACATGATTTAGCATATGCAATTTCATTTTCAATAATATCTATTTGATCTAGTTTATCCATCACATTTCTCCGTAAACCACTGTGGCACTTTGCGATTTGTCCAAGTCATTTTAAATCTGTCTTTCTTAGTTTTGTAATAAGCACGATATGATCTCACAGGTTCATTATAAAAAAAGCATTCAGGATTTGATCCCATGGCTAACCTAAATGGAGTTAAAGGTCCTATAGGAATATTCCTAGGTGTAGAATATAATGCACCGCCCAAACGTTTAGCTGTCAAATGTATTTTTCCATATCTATATGTATATTCTTCACATAAAGCAATAAAATGTCTATAGTGCCATTTATAATTACTATCAGATTCCATAGTCCATTGTGTACAAGGATGATTATGATGTACATCTTTGTAGTAAAGAAGTTCTGCTTCTAGATCATCTGCACCTTCATATAGATCATAGTATGTGACCATGCGTTTACCTGACTTAGAAGGCTTTTTAGTTTTAATACCATCTAGCATTCTATGTGCAGTAGACAACATCTGTGCGGACTCAACAATCATCTTTACAACATGTTTATCACATTGCATTTGTGCAGAAACGATTGGACATTCGTCAAGTATAAAAATATTCATAATATAGTATTCCCTCTAACCAAAACTGTTATCTTTATTATACACTATTTTGAGGAATAGTCAAGCCCTAAAATGATTTAAATTTTTTTTAATTTATAAGTTCCGTGTTTATCTCTAAATGTTTTAATAAGAATTCTTTTTTCTTTAAGATATTATTAGCTTTTAATTCTTTTCCTTTTTTCTGGAGTTTTGCTGCGTAATTTTCGAGTTCGATAAGATCTTTTTTAAGTCTTTCGATTTGAGTAACGGGCATATGATTTCCTTTAAAGAAAAATGATCGTTAATGACGATCACAGTAAAAGTTGAAAACACGAATTACTTTTTGATGAGATTTGGAAAAGCCTCCTCAATGACTGCTTCTGTAATTCCCTTTATTTTAGTTTTGTTAATCATACCAATTAGCAACTTGGCATCCTCCGGATGCACAGATTCCAACATTCCAAGAAAAATTCGTTCTCTTTTAAAGCCAGGCAAGTCTTCACTTTCCTTTAAGCCTTTCAAAAAATATTTAAATTTTGAATTTTCTCGAATTAGATTTGCTGGACAATTGTGTGGTTCACTAGCTTCATATGGAGGTTCTCCACTCGGAAGGTTCCACTTTATATTAGCTTCATAAGTTCCACGCAAAATGTCTTTGAGTGCCCAAGACTCGTTTTCTTTAAGACAACGAATTTTATCTTCTTTTTTAGACATTTTAGCTGTTTCATTAATCACTTCAAATATATACTTAGACATTTACAAAAATTCCTCAACTGATTCAATTAACATTTTCATATTTTTATTTATAAGATACGGAAGAACTAGACCTTTGTTTTCAGTCTGGTTTTGGGAATTATATTCTGTTATAATTTCTTTTTTCAGACGATCTGGAGTTTTAGTTAGATCAATTAGTGTTTCATTACGCTGATAGTTACGATACCATACAGCTTCGCGCAACAATTCGCTATTTTCTAGGTCATTACTAATTGCTTCTAGCTTTTTCTTAGACACAGGAGTTTGCCGTATACCTTCGACAAAAACATTGTCATTAGATAAAATATTTGGTACTCCGTCCCCGGCATCACCCTTAATAATTTTGATGCGTAGATTGAGTCTAGGATTAGGATCAACAACATCTTTCTTGAGTAGAGGAGAAAACTGTTTAACATTCTCATACACTTGAAGTTGCTTAAAGTCTCCGTCTGCAGATACGATCATAACGTTTTCATAATTACCAAACTCTTGTGTATTTGCTGCAAGAGTGCCAATGATATCGTCTGCTTCACATTCGTTTATCTTAAGAACTTTATATGGAAAATTCTCTTTGATATCTTCACGAACTTCATCCATAATAGCAAAAGCTTTATTCCAATCAAAGTCTGACTCTTCACGACCTTTCTTACGATTGGCTTTGTACTGAGGAAAATAGTTTCTTCGCCAATTGTTCATTCCATCACAACATAAGATCATTTCGCCATACTCATCACGAAATTTTTTGTTATACATACGAAGAGTATTGAGGATCATATGTCTAAGTATATCTTCATCATTTACTTTATTAATAACAACTGTAGCAACAGCTATTGCACTATAGTCAACTAAAATCATTTAATTACCTCAAAATCTGGATCATCATTACTTAGTGCAATCCAACGACTGCCTTCTAGTAAATGCGGTTGTGCGCAATTTAAGAAAGCGAATGGTCCAACACATTCCCGATGCGCAGTTGTTTGGATGCGGGGTTGAACATCAACAACGGTAAATGAATCACCAAATTGATGAATACGATTTTTACCGTGTCGTGATTTGCCTTTGAGTTTTACTTTATCACCAATATTAAACATTTTGAATCTCCTCGACAGAAAATCCAACAACGTTTTTGTCAGCGATTGCTTCTGAAAGCACTTCTTCCATTCCAAGAAAAGTGCCGCGTGTGGTCTCGGTAATTTCGCCATTTTCGAAACGAACAGTAATAACAAATCTCATAGCATTTCTCCATTCTCATTATATAATTATTTTAACATAACTTTTATCAGAAGTCAAGTGATTTAGCCAACTTGTCTGTCAATAACATTTACAAGATCTTCTACATACACATCACCGACTGTTTTGATTGCTTTGTATTCGTACTTGCGAATACGACCAAATTCAACATCATATAAGTCACGGCCGTTCAGTGTGATGGTTACTAAACCTTTCCATGTAGTCATACCGGATGATTTAAAACGAAGACCATTTTCTAAAGCAACTAGATTTTTTGCTCCCCAAGCCCAAAGAGCCATTTTATCTATGGTTGTGATTTGGTCACGAATGGTTTTTGCGATTGAATAATTTTTTGACATAATGAAAGCTCCTCTCAACTCATTTTGTACATACAGTATAAACCATATTTTGCAAAAAGTCAAGAAAAATCATCATTTTGTTTTAATTTAAAAACAAGTAGTTATAATTTTTTTCTGATATAAAGAAAAATTTTCACTTGATAGTCAAAAGTTTTCGGGTATAATTCAGGATCAACTAGTCGATCACCGTAGTGTTCGATAAGTTTTTGGGTAAATGTCTCTTGTGTATCTTGCATCCGATAAATGAATTGTAGTACTCATCGCTGAGTAATACGTCCTTTTGAAATTGAAGTTTTGCCTCATAATACGACATCTCGCCTTTTGTTTGGCAAAGTCGAAGAATTTCTCTTTTATAGTTCTTTTCACCTTTTTCTTCGATGAGAAGTTTGATTTCTTCACTACTACCAAAGTAAGTGCGCCAGTCAGACTCGACACGAGTGCGTATGCGTCTAGATCTCTTCGAATTTTTTGGGAGTATTTTTGGTTTCCAAAAGTTCTTTTTACCGATATACATTTTTCCAGTATCAAGTTCTGTAATTTGATATACAAATCCTTGATATTCTTCCGGTGCATTATCAAATTCTTTTTTATCATATAACCACATACATTATATATTAAGTTCGGAAATGTCTTCTGAATTGGCTCTTCGCCCACAGATAGGACAAAATTCAGGAAAATCACCAGATTCTACTAAAACAATTGTGATATTATCACACTCTTCACATTCTATTCTGAATTCGCTTTCCACTTGCTTCCTTTATTTCTTTTTTGCGGTTATTGGATGCGGTTAACCACTCTGTGATTTCAGAAGTAGATCTACCGCATCCTATACAAATGTTATCTATCAAAGTGCAAATTTTTACACAGGGACTAGAAATCAATTTCGCATGCTCCGCCGGCACAAGCCGCTGCAGCCATAGTGTCAACATCGGTAAATACTTGTTCTGTCAGGTCTTCGTTCCAGTTAGGCAATTGTAAATTTTGTTGAATTTTATTCCACTTGTGAAATAGATATGCATCTTTAAGACAATATTCAGTTTTCTTAACATCGCCTTTTAAATAGCTATTAGCAAAATTTTCAAATCTACGACACCAATCTTGTCTCGCGCTATTTTCAGATGATTCCAAAGTAATATCTAATCCAAATCCTTGAGCGGTTGAACAAGCATCCCACAGATTAGGAAATACTTTCATCGCATCTACAACAAGACCTGATGCAAAGATGGCAGCTGCTCCATACTGTTTAATCATTTGTTTTTCATCAATAACTGCAGTGTTTGGTGCTTGGTTATAATCTTTGTCACCCGACATAGATAAAAATGAAATGCCAGAAAATGAATAACGATTTTCAAATACGTATTTTTCTACTTCATCCCAGTCATCAACAATAATGGTATTTGATACATTATGACGAATACCTTCGTCTGCACATAAGTCTACATTAGTACCCGCAACAACCCAATGCTTTTGAGCGGTTTTTACAAGCTCTAAGTGTTTTACACCTAACAAATCATCTTTATACATTGAACCTTTATTTGGAATAATAGGATATGCGATAACAACATCAGTACCATTTGCCGACCATACAGACTCTTCAATCATATATGGATTTGATTTCATAATAGCTTGTGTTATTTCGGATTCTTTGTTCATTTGAATATTGCGAATGTATTTTGGTGAATGCTCCGCATGTATTCCACTGGCTGTTTTGAGTAGAACTGAAGCGTTGCCTGATGGTTTAACACAAGTAGTCCTAGCAGCAGGATTAATCCCAATAATGGCTGCAACTTTTTTATTTGTTTCTTTAACAATCTTTGCACCTTTTTCTAAGATTTTTTCATTAAAAAGTACATTTGGATTATTCATCCACCCTGTAATTGAAACACCCAGTAAAGCTTCACGATCAAAAATTTTCTTTGATACTGGTGATAAAAATTTAAAATCTGTATATCCAGCTTGCATTGTGCCAAGAATAGCACCAGCGCGACAAGCTTTATAGAAATCTTCTTCGGTTGTACACATACCACCATTGATTTCTGTTAGATTACAACCTTGCCAACCAGATTCGCCTTTATATTGTGGAAACATACCAATTTCTACACAAGGATTAGTTGTATGCTCTTTCGATGTTGTAAAATAAAACCCAGGTTCGCCAAATGATTTTACTGATTCCATAATCTTAGCAAACATTTCTGGTGTAGCTTCATCACGTACAATAACGGCAGAGTTGTTTGAACGACCTCGTTGTGGATTATCAATAAACCAGTTACCTGTTTTAGCATTCATCATTTCATCATCTTCTGGTGAGAAAAGACAAATGGTGGCTGACCGCCGAACACCGCCCGACAGTACCGCATCAGCCGCATGCATGCAAATATCATACACAGTAATCGGTCGAATGTCAAGTGGTTCTTTACAGTCGATGACAAGACTTTGTAAAATTAATTCAATTTTATCTAGAGATTTGCGTAAACCTTCAGGTCCAGGAGCTTTAAATCCACCAGAAATTTTAGCACCCTTTGGTCTAATATTTGTAAGATCAAAGAACACTCTACGACCTTCATATTCAGGATATTTACCGCCACCAACAAAATAAGAAGACATCAAAACATCAAGTGCCGATGCCCAACCTTCAATAGAGTCTTCTACAATATAACCTTTTGCTTGTTTTGTTCTTTGTTGTATTTTTGGTAATTTTTCGATATGATGTTCTTGTATAGAAAATCCTGCACCAGCGCCACATAATAGAATATAAAAATACTCGCCAAAAAATTCTGCACGATCAGCATAAGATGATGTGCAATTATACATTCTCATCTGATGTTTCATTAATGAATCACCACCAAATTGTAATGCACGTTGAGCACCA